CGTGGCCCAATGTGGGACGTAATCCCACACCCAGTCAGGCAAGCTGCCGTTCACCGCGAAGTCGGGGTGTTCGCTGCTGCGATCCCCGATCCGACAATGGCAGTCAAAATGCCGAACAACGGGGCAAGCTTCTCATCGGTCAGCAAACCCCACCCAATGAAAAACGCCTGCAACGGAACCAGCATCCGATAAAACCACGCACGGAACCCGGTGTCGTAGCGTGCCGCCACAGCCGGTGCCGTCACCGAAATCAACAAAGCGGCAACCAGCGAAGCGTGCGAACCGTTAGCAAGATGCGCGTGAACCAACAAGCTCAGAACAGCGGGGGTCGTCGCATACAGCAACGCCCGACCATCAGCCCACGTCCGAATGCCGAACAAAGCGACAAAACTACGAACTTGATTCATGGCGGTTACCTCAAACTGTCACCGCACGTCGCAGTCACCGACAGCGGTGTAACCACCGCAGCGGGAACCACGGCGGCGGCATCCGAAACGACAGCCGACGACGACTCCGTAGAACGGTCAACACTCATCAGCAGGCTCGTCAAACCGGCCAGCAACGAAGCCCCGATCAGGTCAGTCCACGGAGCATTGAACGCACTCGACACATGACTCGTCACCAGAAGGCCCGTCAACGCCTGGCAGAAAGTTCGCACCGCCCTCCACGTTGCAGCCTGCCAAAATGCCCATGTTGTCATCCTTGCTCCTAAACTAAAGTCTTGGCCGCGACTTGGCGTAAATAGTTCACGGCCCCATCAATCGGATAGTGATAGTGCGGGGCATCAATCCCCGCAGCGAAAAACAAAATTCCGTTCATGATCGCCTGAATCAACGGCATCAAATACACCTGCGGAATGAACACCGCCTCAACAACCTCGGCGAACACGGCGAACAAATCCACCACGGTTGCCTGCTGAATCACGTCATAGATCAGCTTCTCGGCGTGACCAACTTCGGACGGGTTGTTCCACGGGTCAGCCCCACACGGGGCATCGGCGTACAAGTCGCCGTCGTTGACGAAGCTAAGAAGGAAATCCGGTGTTTGTTCCGGTGTCAGGTTGTCGGAGCCAGCGATACCCCCGGTCACCTGACCGTCCAGCTGCTTAGGCATCGGCTTACCGGCGAACTTGTTGCCGTTCGCAACACCGGGGCAGCGCATCGGGTCACCCCAATGCAGGATCGCCACCACATCTTTAAGCCGGTGGTGCAGATCGCCTTGCGGGTCAAGGATGCGGTCACGCCAGACCACGCCGGTCACCAGGGCACCTTGGGAGTACCCGGCTAAAACGATTTTGCCGTGGTGCATGTTGATTTGGGTGACGAGTTCTTCTTCACCGGCACGCCGGGAATCCAACATGGGGTAGGTGGCGGCAGGGTAGCCAATCGGCTGCCATAAAAATTGCTCGTCGCTTAAGGCTCGCGCGGTGTCAGCCGGGGGGCCGTCCCACATCGTTACCGCTGTCCCGTTCACCGTGAACAGGTTGATCCGCTCGGGAGTGCTGAGACCGGCGTAATCATTTTCCAGACATAGCCATTCGTAGCTCATTTCCCGTTCCTCTTTAGCCAGCCGTGAGTTCCGTGGAGGACAGAATCGAAACGGTTAGAAGAAGGAGTGCCCCATCGAAGGTTTTCTAATTTGTTGTTAGATCGGTCTCCGTCGTTATGGCATACCTCCATGCCGTCTGGACGGGCGTGCAAAAACGATTCAAGAACAAGCTGGTGAACCATGATCGTTTTATTTCTGCCGTGATCCCACAGATGAACATGCGGATAGCCAACTTTTGCGGGCGGGGTTTTAAGAACCCTGCCTTTGACTGTTTGCGGTATTCCGTTGGATCGCATGACAACCCGGTCAATAGATCGAACTTGACCAAGGTTGGAAACTTCGTAACAATTTTCCCAACCGTAAGCGGGCAGCCATGTTTCCATCACTGTTCTGTACCCGCCTCGGTCACCGGGGCCGGGGGAACAGTCACCACGCGGTCATGGATTTCACAAACCATGTCCCACAGGTCTTTACCCTTGTAGCGACGGCTCAAAATCTTGGTGAGCGTGACCACTTGGTCATACAGGGAGCTAGACACGTTAGGAACTTCGGCATCGCCGGAAGTCTGCGTGGAAAGGTCACCGATCTGCGCTTCCCTAAGCATGTGAACCACCCGCCACGGAAGTTTTCTGCCGCCGCCGTCCACCCCGTTGTTGTCGTTAGACACTGATTGTGCGTCAGGCATCAGATAGCCCCTGTCTTAGTTCGGTCGCTGGTTCCCAAAACGTGATCGCGCACCTGGGCTAGTGCCTCTACTACGGTTTGACCCCCAAGGCAGTTCCATCGCAACGTCAACTGATCGTTAGCGGGACCGACAGGCTTAGGCGGTGCAGGTGCCGGTGACGGTGGGGCAGTCGGGTTTCCTCCTACCGCCCCCGTTGGGGCTGCCGGTGCAGTACCGGCCAACGCCCACTTAGCGAGCAGAGAATTAAACACGTCCCACGGAAAATTTGGGCCAACGTCGGTGTGCGTTCCATCGCCCAGGTAGTCGGTGACATATCGGTGGTCACTGATCCCCGGTGGCGGCGAGTTGTACGGCGGAGTGAGAGTCTTCACCGGAATGCCGTACTTTTTGCAGTCCTGCACCGCAATGTAAGCGGCAACATCTAACGCCCGCGACTGATTAAGCCAATCCTCCCGTGACCAATTCACACTCGACCCGGCGAAACACAGATTGATCGACCTGTCGTTAGCACTCAAGCATGACCACGAAGCGTAATCAGTGTCCACCACATCGCAGACAGTGACCCCGTGATCGTTGAAGTCTTCGCTTATCGTGTAATGGTAAGAAACTTGATTAGCCGGATTAGCAAGGAATCTAGCCAGTGAGTCAGCATTACCCGGCCCCTCCTGGGTATGCAGCAGGAACAGGTCAACTTTCGTTCCGCCGCGTGGTTGATACGATGGGGATTTCACCCAATACTCGTTAAAAACTGGCTTGCTTACCACAGCAGAAGCCATTCGTCACCGCCCTATTCAGTTGTGATAGTTCGTTGTTACGGGTTAATAGCTGCCTTAAGCCGATCCCCGTGCGGGTCGCCGGAATCCGGCGGTATGTCAATCAACAGGGTGACCTTCGCGCCTTCTTCGGTTTCGGTCACGTCCATACCGGCACGCTTCAACAGCTGCACAGCAGCCCACACCACCCGGCGTTTCGTAGCCTCATCAGTCACCATCGACAGACCCCTCAAATTCCACGGTGTAACCCCGCGACCTAAGCTCGGCGGCGGCTTCATCGACACCGTTGCAAATCAGCATCCCGTTGTTTTCCAACAACAAAATGATGCCTTCCGACAGCTGTCGGCGTAGCTTCTCCAACCCCGGCGACGAATGATTGAACTGCACCAGACGCAAAACCCCCACCTCAGGGTGAGGGATTGCGTCAAGGTGGCACTTCAACACATCGACTGCCAGCTGTGCGCGAGGCTTAATCCCCCGCATCACATCAGACATACATGTTCCCCTTTAACTCATTCTGGAAAATGCCACCATCCGGTGACCTGCGAATTGACCAGCGGCTGCAATGTGGCATCCACCGTTCCGGTAGCGGTAACTACCAGACCGGCCTTAATCAATCCGACAATTGCATCAATCGTGCGTTGGCTGGTAATGCCCAACTGCGCGGCAATTTTGTAACCAACCCACATCGCTTCGGACGTGCTGACCGTGCCCACCGTCTTAGCGTTAGCGGCGAAGTTCGCCGTCAACTCACCCGGCACGGTCACCGGCACAATGACCAGTTCCGCGCTCGCGGGATGGTTGACACCGGCAACACCTGACGTTATCGGAGTCACTACCAACGGCACCGAGGAGATCGGGTACGACAGGACTGGGTTGCCGAACCCAACCGTTTCAGCCCTGCTCGCCGCCATGAACCCGGTAAGTTTCGCCGTCGCAGGCAACGCCACCAGCACCGCGACGTTAGCGTTGCCAAGGGCTAGCTCGTCCTCGGCACCCTCTATGAAGATCACGCCACGCAGCGACGAGTTACCGATCAACGCAGCATTGATGAGAGCGTTGACCGTGGCTGTCGCGGTTTGCGTTGCACTGCCGTAGCCGTGCAAGTTCAACACTTGATCCGCGTTGACGTTAGTTTGCAGTGCAGCGTCAGCTAAACCGCTTAGGTTCAGTTCCGGTGTCGGGAACGCGGTCACGTCAACGTTTGCGTCGAGGCTTCTCGTAAGAACAGCTGACGCGGTTGTTGTGACGCTGGTTTCCCCGACGAAGATGCCGCCAAAGGTTAGCGGCAGCACGAACGGCAACACGGGCGGTTCCGGCTTGTTCAGTGCCGCGTATTGCGTGCGTCGAATATCGCCCGATGTGTGCGCCGTTCCGTAGCACTCGGCCCAGGAACGGAACCCGGCGTTGAAGTCCGACCCGCCAGTGGCCGTGATCGACCTTAAGGCGTTGCCATTCCAATCAACATTCGATGCTGCGGTGGTAGCCGGTGCCGCCGTTAGCGTTGCCGCCCCATAACAAGTACGAAGTGCCACACCGGATGATGCGACCGTTCCAGCTAGCGCAGCGTTGCCGCTAAAGGCTGCCGTGACCGCCGCCGTAAACCCTGCCGCAACTCCAAGGCTGCCAAACCCTGCCGCCGCATTGAACTCGCCAGCAGTGAATCCGGCAGACCCGACCGTGTTGGTGTCTGCAACTGCCGATAAAACCGCACCTGCGCCGATCCCCACCGCAATACCAGTGACGGCGTTACCCAATGCCAACTCTTGCTCGTTGGCGAGGAACCGCGCCTCACCATCAAGGTTGACGTTGCCCGAAGCCGCAAGAGTGAGACCAGCAGTAAACGATGCCGTAGCCGTGGTGACGTTATCCCCCACGGCGGCGTTCCACGCCCCTTGGGTGAATCCAACCGTGACCGTGGTCGCGGTGCTGTTGGCGTTCGCCAGCAGCACCAGGTTGACGGGCGTTCCCGCCGTAGCTTCTGTCGCCGCACCACCGACTGCGCTAAGTGCCCCTGCCACTGTGCCGTCTGCCGTGATCGGCACATCAACGTGGACGTTCATCGTCCAGTACATTGCCGCCGCAGCAGTCGCCGTCACCGGAACACTCACGTCGCCCAAAGCAGTGCGATATGCACTGGCCGTGGAAGTTGGTGTCACCGACAAGGCAGCGATCCCGTTAGCCGAGGCGTAGTTCAGGTTAGCGGTCGGTGTCACCGTCACCGACAATTCAGTATCCGCAAACTGGATACCGAAATTGACGGGGAAGGTGAGCGGCAGAGCGTTAGGGCCGTCGTAGCCGAAGCTGTAGGGGATTATTATCGGAAATTGAGACACGCTATCCCCTAACTAAAAATTGACATAAAAACCTGCGAAATTGTTAGGTCAAAACGTATCGAATAATGACGATTCCAGGCGCACCGCTACCGGCTCCTGCTCTGCCTAAAACTCGGCGCGTGCACCAGTCCGGTTCTTCCCACGGTTTTGTCGCGGCATAAAAAATGCCGCCGTAGATCAACTAGGGCGGCAGCGATGACGGTGAGTAATATTTTCATCGGCTTACTTGATAACTCCGACATAGAAACTAGTACCTCCCGAAACTGGCACCGTCGCGTTGTAGTGGGCCGTGTAAACAGTCGAACCGTCAGGACTTACCACACAGCCTGTTGCGCTAGGGACGGGGGAAATTACCGAGGAAACCGTATTTGTTGCAGTATCAATTACGGTAAGTCCTCCCGTACTTGTCTGATGTGTCACATACAAGGTTGAACTATCTGGACTTATCGCCAATCCACTCGCGCTACCTAACGTCAATGTAATGTATTGAGTTACCGCATTAGTTGCAGTATTTATTACGACAATTTGTGCGGGATCAGCATAAGCGTCTACGACAGCGTAGACCTTAGAGCCGTTTGGAGTAACTTTTATGTCAGCCTGAGCATTTCCACCAGTGACAGGAATACTGGCGGTGAAAGCGAATGTACTGGTATTGAGGACACGCACATTGCCAGCGCAGTTGTAATAAACTTTCGTCCCGTCAGGATGCATAGCGCAATCCCACGGCGCGTCAGTGCCAGTGGTTACCGAAGTTGGAATTCCATCGGGGATGGTGAAAGTACCGGCGACTTTTGCAATTGGATACGCCGCATAGATTTTTGTCGAAGCAGGATTAACGGTAAGCCCCCATCCGTTTCCATATGTTCCAACATTACCTGTGTAAACATTATCCGAAGTGCGGTAAATAGCTATATTGTTGCTTGAATAGAGTCCTTGATACACAAAACTGTCATTCGGACTAATTGCAATTTTTGTAGCATTTGCATTGTAGGGGCCTTGCACCCATGCAATTTCCGCATTTGTGCTTGTATTAATTACAGAAATACCAGCGTAGCTGCTTCCAAAGTTTTGAGTTGAAACATATACCCGCGTTCCGGTGGAGTTGATTATCGGCCAGCGAGGGAACCCGTAAGTGCTGTTAACTGGAATGGTAGCCACTAAAGCTGATACCCCGCGCTTGGCCGTCACATTCGACGGGACAATGATCACGCCGTCACGCCTTTAATGTCAGCGATCAGACCCTTACCCGGTGTCGTGCCCACCCCGGTCACATACACCGTCAAAATATCGCCCGTAGTCAACGCCCACGAACCCGTAGACGTGCCACCCGTAACCTGCGAACCATAAGCAATCGTGGTCGAAGTACCTGAAATCTGGGAACCATTCTTCCGCAATTCCACAACAAGGTTACCGCTGGCATCAGCGGTAGCCGCCCTAAACGTCACCGACGTAAGCGTAATCGGACGCTGCACCTGAACTCCGAATGGGAAATCGCCGTAAGACGAAGCCGCCCGAGCAGTGTTAGCACCGAACGCCACAATCGACATATCCGCAACCTGGCCCGTGCAGTTCGACACCACACCCGACGAAGGCGTACCCAACGGTCCACCCACGCCCGTCTTAACACCCCAATGCGCCGCCGACGTAGGCGTAGACACCAGGGCGTAAAACACCGCCCAAGACCCGCCAGCCACCGACGCAACCGAAGCAGTGTTAGAGGACTGCACAGCCACCGCGCCCGTGGACGAGTTAATTACCGTGAACGATTGACCGGCCACAACCGAAGTGGTCGGCAGCAACACCGTCTGCGTTGAAGTCCCGGTAAACACCTGGGTCTGCGAAGAAGCAACCGTCAGAGTGGTAGTACCCGCAGCAGTGGCAGTCGAAGACACCGAAGGGACAAAGTTCCCCGCCAGCAGGTTGCCGTTAGCGTCTCGCTGCGCCAGCGTTGAAGCGGTAGCCGCCGACGCATACGCAGCCGAAGCCAAACCCGCCAACGGCAGACCCGTGCAGTTCGTCAGCGTGCCCGACGTAGGCGTACCAAGAGCACCGCCAGAAGCCACCGCACCCGACACATCCGAGGCCGACAACGTGACATTGCCCGTCCTACCGGCCACCGTCGCAACAGCATCCGTAGTGTCAGCCTTCTCCCACGTCGAACCGTTATAGATTGCGTAATCGCCGACCTGGAAATCAATCGAACCCGACCCCAAATTGCGGGAACCGGCAACGGTTACCCGGTACACGTCACCCGTGTTCCCGGTGCCGTCATTCAACGCAGGGTAACCATACGGTGCCGTCGAAGCGTCGTAGGTGCCCTTGTACTCCATGATGGAGTTAGGCAACTGTGCGACGGGTACGCGGCCATTGGAATCTAATCCCGCGTACCCGTTCGCCACACCTTTATTCGATACCTGCTCCGCGCCGTTAGCGACAATCGCAACCGCGTTAGCATCCCCGGCCCCGAAAGAGTCTCCCGATACCCAGGTAGTTTTCAGCGTCATAGTGACTCCTTACAAGCCGTGAAAGAAACGATTAGGATGCGACAGGAGTCAGAGACAGACCGCAAGTGTTAAGGGTCAGAGTGTCACCGTTAGCAACCGTCTTAGGGGTCGTAAGGGTGGCAGACCACAGGAAGTTACCGGCAGTGCTGGAATCCCACACCGAAATGTCAGTGATGGTTTCCGAAGCCGTCATAGACCACGACGGATTAGTGCCGGTAAGAGCAATCGCGCCGCCAGAAGCCGCAGCGAAAGTGGCAAGCGAACGGGTGGTCACCGCAGACGGGGAAGAAGTTCCCGCAGAACCGGGCGAGCCGCCGTGCAGCTTAACGTAGACGTTGGCAACCGAATAAGCAGTGCCACGCAGGGTGTTCAACAGGTTGTTAGCAAGACCCGAAGACAGACCATCAGCCATGAGAAATAATTCCTTTACTAGATTTAATTGAGTAGGTTGTTTGATTACTTGAACTGCCGCCAGATCATGCCGCAGCCACACTCCCGCGACACAAACTCATCATCGACCGGCGCAACCGGATGGGCACCGACCTCGCTGCAACGAGGACAGGCCGTGACCGGCTCAAACGGCTGGCACCTAAGTACCCCCGCTTCCGCAACAGCGGTTAACTGAAACTGTGGATTCAACTGTTCCCCTTTTAGGTGTAACTCTTACTTAACAGCGTCACGCCGAAATAGGTTTCAACACCCGACGAATCGGCCTTAATGACGTTCGTTCCCAAGTTAGGGCCAATAGTGAAGTCGTAACCCGCCGAAACGGAATGACCGGCTTCGATGTAAACAAAGAACGACCCCTGAGCATATCGGCCACCCGAACCGCCGAACCCCCAAAAGGAACCGACAGAATCCGAACCGACCTTGTGCGGCGCACCGTCCTTAAACAGCACGGGCGCGAAATTCCAACCCCAGTTAGCGGTGGGATTCATGGAAAAGCTCATTTCCACCGCGTACCAGCCGCTTGTAGTAGCGACAAAAGAACCGCCACTGATGTAAAGATCAGCCGAAGGGGTTACCGATGCATAGCTCCAAAAGCTACCGCCGATCGCATTGCGGCCAGGGGTTGCTTCAACCGGCGTGGTATTGGTTCGCACCAACATGCCGCCCGAACCGCCACCCGGCAAAATGGCCTTACCAACATCAGTAGTCGGCACCGCGTTAACCGGAACCTTGCCAGCACCAGGGCCACCGTCGATCTTCGTGCCGTCAATCGTCGGCACCGCGTTAGGCCACAGCGCAGTCTTCCCGTATGCCGAATACTGACCGAACAACAGTTGCATCAACGTCTGGAATTTTTGTTTAGCCTGCGCTGGCGTTAAGTCAGAACCGCTACCGGCAATCGTTGAATAGATCGCGTCAATAGTATCCTGCATATCCTGAGACATATCCCGCGTAATATCGGGAACCACGCCCGTAGGAATGTTCGACCCATTCGGGTCAAGCTTTGTGCCGTCAATCAACGGAAGGGCTGTACCCCAAAATGTATCTTTAACGTAGGTGTAGCCGAACATCTTGTACCACGCGGCCTGCAACGCAGTCTGAGCGTTAGCCGCCGTCACCGTCGTAGCATTAGCGGGATACACAGCGTTATAGATCGCCGCGAAAACTGCCTGCATGTTGGCGAAAACAGTTGTTAGCGACTGACCGGTTCCCGCGCCGCCGTTAACCGCCTGAGAAATCTGATCCACAAGATGCTGCAAATCACCAGACATGGTGTTCAGGATGCCGTTCATCCACGAACCCTCAAGGAGATTCGTGCGCGTCATGGACGCTTCATCAAACCAAACCGTCCCGGTAAGAGCATCACCCCGCACCGTCAACTTCATCCGAACACGGTCAACCCCAGCAGGCACCGTGTAAACGCCCGACAACTCTGTCCACGTCGAATTAGAACCAACCCCACCAGCACGGGCAACGTTCTCGTAGCCAACCAAAGCACCATCAAGGAACTTCGCCACATTCAACTCAATAGGAGTCGTCGTGCCCGTCACCACGCCAAGGGAAGCCCACTTAACGTAAGTGCTTAGGCTTAGCTTCTGACCAGACGTGACGGTGATCGGATTAGAGAACAAACTTTTAGTAACGCCACTAGCCGTGAACTTTGCGGAACCGTCAACGGTCTTACCGTTGTTTTTGTCCCAGGTGATACCGGCGGCGGTGGCGGTCGGATCAATCGCAGCCGCAGACAAGAACGTGCCGTTGCCGGTCATTTCCTGCTGCGTCTGATTAACGCTACCCAAGTCCAAAACGTGCATCACGTCAGACGGCACATTGCCAATGACGTTGCCGCCGCCCAGCTGCGAAATGCTCGTCAACATTTGACTGATCTGCGTCAGGAACCCAGCAAAACCTTGTTGACCCGACGCGGTAACCATGCTGACAATCTGGCCGATAGCACCCTCGGCCTGAACGATGCTCGTCTTAAGGGCATCCGAAAGAGTGGTAGCTGTGCCCTCAACATCACCAACAATGTCAGTGATGAACTTCGTCCACGTCTTACCGTCCAGCACCAAATTCAACGGGGCCAGAATGTTGTCAACCCAATGGGTCAACGTCTGCTCAACGTTGTAAAGGTCTTGCTCAATGGTGGCAAGAGTGCCGCCAGGATCAGTAATACCTAACGTTTTAAACAGGTTGTTGAACAGGTTTCCGAACAGGTCAATGCCGTTTGTGGTGCCCGACCCGCCGAAAGCCCCACCAGTGAGGATTTGCAGAATCGAATTGATGATCGCGCCGACCATCTGCTTAGCCATTGCCTCAATACCCTGAGAGGCAGCAAGGTTTTGCTCTAGCCTGCTTTTAGAGCGGCTTTGCGTTGCAACGTCATGCACTGTGGAACTACTACCGGCAGCGGGGAACTTCTTTTTGTCAAAACCGCCGCTAGGGGTAACCGGATATGTCACCTAAGCACCGCCTATCTAGTTGGTGCCGGGAATCGGCTCAACTTTCACACTGAAATTGCACGTCGAATTCGATACCGACCAGGCATCGGTAGTCGCCGCAGTTTGCGTAGCCAAGAAATACAATGTCGCAGACGAACCCGAAGCAACCACGCCGTAAGAACCAGTAATTGCCGACCCGAAAGCTTGAGTGAGCGTGATCGGATACGATGGAACACTGCCCGATCCGGCCCCGGTGATTCCGTAGCCGTAACCCACTTGATCGCCAGAAGTCGCATTGTTCAACCGGCACACCAAATCAACATGAGTGTTGTTAGTGCCGGTAGCGATAGCTTGCCCCACAACGCGAGGTCGCCAGTTAAACGGTTGCGCCGGAACAGTCACCGTAGCCAACGTTGCCACCGTCGCGTTCCCCGAATACGACGTAAACGAGCGCGTGCTGTAAGTGTCACCACACAGTTGCGAAGCATACCGGAACGCATTATCGGTAGCAGACCATTTAAACGTTTGCTGATCGTTAGGAGAACCAGTAATAAGATCGGTTGCACCGGCCAAAGTGAAATTCCCCGACGGACCAGTGGCCCCCCGGTTGACCTCAATGGCAAGAGTGTAATGCGAGGCGACTCCCGCACCGCCCGGTGACACCAATGTCCACACAGGCGGGTGGGGGGATGCGTCGGCAGCGATCTGCGTCACCGTCACCGAATCAATGACAGGCGGCAAGCCGGGATCGCCCTGAGCTAGCACCGGAAGTGAACCGATACCGCCGCTGGGAGTCAACAGTAGATGCGCCACACCTGTAGATAGATCGGTCGAGTTCGTTAACGTAACCGTCCCGTCCCAGGTAAACGAGTTCCCATCAGTAGTTATAGACAACTCAAATCCTTTTAATTAGTAGACATGGTGACGATGTTAAACGCTTCTTGGAACTTCGTGATCGTCCGTTGAATTCTGGTCACCGGATTTTCATGCGATTTACCGTCACCGATCATCACTTCGGCCCGAACCCTAGAGTTCCCATCGTCCGTAATGGTGATCCGCTCCACATAATCAGTGTAAAGCTGACCCATTATTGCAAACGACGCTAACGCACCAACGAACAAATCTTTGCCAATGGTGTACGGAAAACCGTTATCAAAACTGCAAATTATTCCGTGGTATCCCCTGGTGTCCCACATGGCCGACTGCAACGCAAACCATTCGTCCAGCGTGTAAGCACTAGCTCCGGTCTGCTGAAAATGTTCAGAAAAACCGAAAGGACCAAGCTTAATGCGACGGTCAGAGTTTTCAATTAACTGAAATGCGAGGATAATGTCATCGAAAGTTCCATCCAAAAGGGTGCTCGGAATTCCCGTAAAACCCACAGCAATTTCAATCGAATCAATCATCCATTCCAGGGTTGCGTTAATTAAATCATTCACCCATTTCGGAGATTTCCCGCCTCCGATAATCGTGTGAGAAATGGGATGATGCGGCGTTAAATGAAATTCCCTCAAGCCGCTTCTCGGATGGTCATGAAATAAAACCCACGGTTTCTCAAAGTTGACACCCAACAATGGTGCGATGTTAATGCCCTCGGGGGCGTAGCTGTTAGCCGGGTTAAGGAACGGTGACAAAGTATCGCCCAAAACGCCGTGCTGTAGGTCAACCACGTCGGTCACGATTCCATCAATGAACGTGCCGGTAGGTCCGGTGATACCGGACATGTCCTTAACGTCTACCAGAATCGTTGGAGCATACAAAGGAATTACCAGGCCGTCCGGTTGCGGATCGCCCGGTAGCCACAGATTCGCCGTCAACACCAGGCCGCAATCCTTAACAACTTGCTCAACCAAGGTGGAAATCTTATCCATGCGTCCGTTGATGGAAGTCCACGGCGACGTATCGAACAACGGGTTAGTTGGCAAAACCACAATAGGTGTCATCAGCATTTTTATCGGGTCGCCGTCAGATTGCAGCAACGTGCCGAACCATGCCTGCCAATCCAAGCTGCCCGAACCTAACGTGTTAACAAATTCCCACAAGCCGGATTGCAGCCGGAAACACTGCTCTGCGATAAGGGTTTTTATACAAGTAATTGCTGGCCCGATAAACAAAGATCGCTGCGGAAATTGTGTCTGAATTGGCAGCAGAAAATTCGGCCAGCATAAAATCCGGTCAAACCATTGGTAATCGTCAGTCAAATAGACGGTAACGTCGTATTGGCCGTCCTTGAACTGGTAATCCACATACTCGACGCGGCCTGACCACCTGAGCGAACCGTTACCGATAGTTACCGGAATGACTTCCTCATGACATTTCATAACCACCGGAACCAGCGGATCGGTCTGCTTGAGGACAAGTGTTCCTGTGCCGATTTGATTACGGGCAAACGTGTACGTCAGATTTTTGTAGTCGTTGCACTCCCCTACCACGTTGTACGTTTTATCGTAGAACGTGACCGCAATCCTGGTATCGGGAACCTGCTGAGCTTGCGCGATTTCCCAGGCCGCTTTGGACGCGGCCAGGGGATCACTACCCGTGATCGCTTTTCGTGCGTCTGCGACAGGACCAACCGCCGGGAATGACGGTACGGAAGTCACCAGCGATCCAATATCGGTGCGGATAGGTTGATACACCGGATCAGTAGTGGCTATCGGAGTCGGCTGCTGCTTGTCCACCGGAGCCGACGACACTGGCAATCCAAAAATGTCTTTAACATTCTTGAACCACGTTTCCACCGTCGAGTTCCACCAGTTATTCAACTGGTCAGCGGCTCCCGAAAACAGATTCCCGTTCTTAGCGATTGCATCCAACGAAGAAATCGCGTCATGAAGCGTGGCCGAACCGTTCTGCACGGCGGTCACAACCGACTTAAGCAAACCCTGTAGATCGGCGTTAGCTGCCGACAGACCGTTAGCGAACTGGTTAACGACCGACTCAAGAGCGTGCTGGCCCGTGGTCAACACGTTGCCAAGTACGTCCTCGACAACCTGCGTTCCCTGCGTCAACAGGTTTTGCAACCATGTGTCACTCTGCCCGACAAACGTAGTCAACTGCTGATACCAGCCGTTGATCTGCGAATTCCACCAGGCAGACAGCGAAGCGTTTGCCGTACCGAAATAGTTTTGCAGCTGAGTCAGCACCGTCGTTACCGGCGCACCTAACTGTAAGTTCTTAAGGATCGGGTTAAGAGCGGCAGACACCGAATCGCTAGATTGTGAAATCAGAGTTTGCAGGTCTTTTTCCAGCTGAGCCGCACCGCCGCCGCTGAACACCGCACCCAACGCCGCCTCGACAGCATTCGTGCCATCAGCCAGCAATGTGGACAGCCAAGTGAACGGTGCCCCCGCAGGAGCGATCTGCCCCGTAGAAGGAGTAGACGAACCCGTAGACGGCAACGACACCACCGGAGCGGCGGGAGTCTGCTTAGCCCTCCACGCCGCACCCACATCATTCAAATGCTTAGCGGCAATCAAATACGCCGTAGGACTATCGGCTGGATAACCAAACGGGGGCGACACGGGATAGGACATATGACCCACCGAGCCTACCGCCGACAAAGCCTGTAAGCCCTGAATCAAAAAAATTGGGTTAAGCAAATTCAAGACGGAAAATAAATCCCCGCCCAACAAACTATTCAACCCAGAAAAAAGGCCCGCACCGCCCTGCCATGCTAAACCAATTCCACTATCACCTGTCGAAGCAATAATGTCGTTCGGTTCGGCAAAATCCCACCACCAATCGGGAGTGTTTGTAAGACGCTGCGACACTGGCATACAACCATGACCGCCAGTTGTGGAATTTACAACGTCCCACGAACCGTTAGTCTTTGCTCCCGGCCACGCATGATTAACCTCGCGCAAAGGATTACCGAAAGTTATACCGGCAATCAGATCATTTAAACGATGATTAAGGGTGCCATAACGGATTTCATTCAGCACAATGCTGGTCGTTATTGCACCCTGCGAATAACCACCCAAAGCAAACGGGCCGGAATGACTATTAATCTTGTTAATAAGATCGGTAACACCGGCATTTACGCTGGCATTCATGGGGAAAATTGCGGCGGGATAAGAAACCCGCTGGAAATCCCAAATGCTCGGATCAAGCAGCAATGGAAACGGATCGTCAAACAGTCCATGCGGTTGAGTGTAAATGAGGGTGGTGCCATTCCACGACGGAATAGTTTGCGGAAAGGTTGACGCAAACATTACGCCGTCGCCGTTCAAGCCGACAATGTGACCGAGAACGTCCAACTGCGTTGTCGTGCCGTTAGCGTAAAAGAACATTGGCTTAGCGACAGCCACAGGCACCCCCATATTCAGTTAGACGACCCTTTATTCGGGCCACCTGCGTTGCGGAGTCACCGCCGCAATAATGTTTGACTTCGCCGTAGCACCCTCAATGGCGCACGGAATGAACGACGTAACCGGCCCAACCTGCTCCTGCATCGGATCAATCGGCGTAGTGAACCTGCCATTCAGCAGCGAATACATCGGCCCCTGCGGAGGCAAAATGCCGAAAAACGACTCCACCTGCTGCAATAGCGGAGGAACCCGGTTGTTCGTTGCAAAGTTGACCAACGTGTTAATCAACGCCTGAAACTGATTAAGTTGCTGCGCTGACTGCGTAGGACTAACGTCCACCACCGACCTAAGGCGGGGCAGGGTCGTCAGCAACGCCACCTGGCCGTCCAGCAGCGGCCCGAACTTCACATAGTTACTTGAACTTGGGCCGTCACCGATATAGAACGTTCCCGGCCCGTAGCACAAATATCTGGGCCACGCCGGTTGGTCACCGACGTTTGTCAACGGCAGATAGCCCTTCTGCGTGCCGCCGATCTGCACACGATAAATCTGCACACCAGCAATCGACAGACCGCCCGTAAACGAATGTGTCGCTTGCAGAAGATCAACAGCGACTTGAGCAAAAGCCCCCTTGAACGTGATTGTGAACGGTCCACCCGTCACACCACCAACGGAAATATCGTTCTCGCTAAGATTTGTCAATGAAATCAGCGCGTGCCACACGTCCGAAGCGGTCGCATTAACATCAATCGGTCCAGTCTTTTGCCCTTGAAAAACCAAGTTAAAGAACCCGGCCCCCGGCCCGCCAATGATCGTCACCGTCTGAATTTCGTTTTGCCCCTTAAAGCTGGACACCGAATCTACAGACTGCCAAAACGAATCATCATTACGGGCAGACCACTGAAACGATGCACCCTTAGACTGGTAAAAGTCCCGGTCAAAACGATCAGAGACAGCTTTGTTCATACGGACGTTGGCCCACCACTCCCCCCGCTCGGGGGAAAACCACGACAACTTGCCCTGCTTGTGAGGACTCCACGCCCCATACCAGGAGGAAATCACCCTCCTGGTATCGGAAGCGTCGAGTCCACCAAGCTCCACTTGCATGTCAATTTCGGCAGGGTCATACAAAGTGTCGAACCACGTCGTACCGTCCTGACGGGCACCCTTGTTGTCCAAATGTCTAAAAGGCGGATCAAGGTGTGAAATGTTTTTCAACACCACACCCGACTGCGCCCCCAACACNGGNGCAAANGGCCCCGACAAATGGAACCTAGTGCCCTCCCAGCCCACATAGGCGATCTGTGACTGATGCCCCTGCAACGCTAGCTGCTGCTGCAAAAGAAGGGGGGCAGGCGGAAAGCTTGTCACTTATTTCCCTCCATACATCAACATGCCACGGTTCTGCTCACGCTGAACCTGATCCGCGTTGTCATTAGTGCCGTGGAAATTGTTAGTGATCGTCAAATCGCCATAAGGACTGACCTGCTGATCGGCGGCAGATTCCTGTTGCTTCAACGGCGGCGCACTCGCCCCAGCCGTATTCGGCTTAGACGGATGACCGCCAGCAATGCCCATAGCGACCTTGCCGAACAGCGACTTACCGGGATCAGCCAACGGAGAATCGTTCAACATAAACGTTTCCATCAAACCACCAGCAGCGATACCAGCCAGCTGCCCGACATAGCCCACGAAACGGTTAGCTTCCTGGGTCATAATGTCGGTTGCCATGCCAGCNCCAGGCGCGACAGCGTTCAACGCCATACCGCCAGCTGCACCGGCAGCACTAAGCGCNGAACCAAGAATGCCGCCCTTAATGCCTAAGCCGGGGCCAGANCCACCCGTGATCTGACGAGAACCGTCCTGAGCAGGTGGCCCAGGTGCAGCCCCTTGACCCGAACCATGCTGCGTCGTATTCGGATCGACCGGCGGCGCAGACTCAGGCCCACTGCCCCCAGGCTGCAACCCTAATGCTTCCTGCTGATCGGGATTAAGCACCAACTCGGGCTTACCCGTATCGTTCTGTACCGTCGTAGAACCAGGAGGCAAATAACCGCCCGTGTCGTAACCGACACCNCGCCCAATTTGCAATGGAGCACCGGAAGCATCCATACCGTAACGACNCGTCACATACTTAAGAGCAGCCGCAATCTGAGCATTCGGGTCCATGTAGCTGCCGCCCGAAATGTTATTCGACGCAAACGTTGACGGAAGGAANTGCAACAAACCCGACACATGCTGCGTGCCACCGCGACCATTGGAATCATTCGGATTTTGGGCACCGGGATCGCCCATCGACTCGGTAGCGATCTGACGCACCATAGCGTCTTCCCAGGCTTTACCATTGCCGATACCCAACGACGGCCCATACTTGAGCAGTGCCATACGCACCGCTCCACGCCACCGCTCAGCACCACCAGCACCCTGTTCCATGCGGCCACCGCCGCCATGACGCATCGGCAAACCGCGACCCCGACCCGCAACAAGCGGGTCGTCAACACCGCCGCCAGAATCCGCAGCAAACGGATCAGTCGGATCAAGACCCTGCATAACGTCGTCAGGATTCAAACTGTCAGTACCGTCAATCGCGGCAAGAGCCTGCAACTTTTCGATTGCTTGTCTCTTTGTCATGACGTTCAGCATCGCCTNTTGAGCTTCCGGCGAACCCTCACCGTGCTTAGCGACANCTTTATCGTAAGTAGCTTCCGCAGACTTCTCGGCAGNGACGGCNTTAATCATCTTCAACTGGCTTTTGGTAACAGAAATCATGTTGCCGTCAGAACCGGGAACACCAACCTGCTGCACATACAGCGGATTATTCGGGTCTTCACCCTTCTTACCGGCTTGCAACTTGCCGTAAGGGTTACCCAATGCCAAGTTTGTAAAATACGTTGCCATAAGGCGAGCAATGTTAGGCAGCGTCCAACCGCCCTGACCGGCCTCTTGGAAAGGATCGTAAGAGAAACCAACATTGTCAGTGGTTCCGCCGCCCTTACCGGCGTTCAATCCAGCTTGCGGCAACGCCATAGTGTAAACGGGGTCTTCTTTAGTACCCCCCGGCAAATCCTTGCCGTTTTTACCCTTCTTGGCTGGCTTAGCGTTAGCCTCATCCGTCAGCTGCGAACCCGAACCATCCGGCAGCGTCGATTCCGACAGCGGCGGGGCCACATCAGAAGTCAACGCACCAGGAAGACCATTCGGGGCCAACGTGTACGGATTGGTGATCCCGTTGTCATCAAGAGCCTTCTGCTGCTGTTCGCGCCGCCTCTGGCGATCACCCATAGCACCGTGCGGGCCGTTAGTTTTCGACCCGTATTCCGGTAGCGGAGTGGTCAGCCGCTCAACTTCGGCAGCCTTTTCCTCCGCAGCCCTTTGAGCCTCGTAAGCGGCCCGTTCTTCCGTTCCCATGTCGTCGGGATTCTTACCGCCGGGATTCGGATTGTTAAGCGACTTCTCGCGGTGCTGCTTATACGGATCAGCCCAATCGGGAGCCTGAGTGCCGGTAGCCTGCGCCCAAATACGCCACGGTGCATAAGCACCTTGCAGAATGGTTTCCTTAACACCGTAATTGGTATCGGCAACCTTGTTGGCGATAGTGTTCGCCGCCCAGGACGTTGCAATGACCTGAGACAACGTACCCAACACCGACAGGGCGACAGTACCCACGCCTGCAATAGCAGTCCTAGCAGTGCCCGCACTGGCCGCTACAGAGTCCATAGCGGCCACTTCTGCCGCCGCAGCACCCTCAACAGCCGTCGCGCTCGTCGCCGCCGCAGGAGCCAAGCCCTGCATTTCCGTGATCGTCAAACCAATAGACGCGGTAAGGCGACCAAACCATCCCGTCACAGCTGTCAAGCCGAGAACAATGGTGTCCCACATGGCCTTGCCGATCATGGCTGCTTTCACAAGCAACCACGTTTCCGCAAACAAGCCAAGGGCACCAACGACGGTCTTCAAGATCGCCGGATGCGCGGCAAGAATTTGAGCGACAGTGCCAAGTGCGCCAGCAACCTGCTTCAACACCGGGAGGAAAACGTTACCCAACTGAATAGCGACATTGCCGAACTCAGCCCTAGCATCACGCATCTTCGCGTTAAGAGTCGTCTGCGTTTCCGCGAACCCCTTAACGTTGCCCTCAAGGTCAGGGGTAGCCATTTTGATGCGAATGATTTCGTTGTAGTACGCATCCAAGCTGCCGTTAGCACCAACCAACTGCTCAGACAGCTTGAAGCCAGCATCGGTGCCGAACAGCTTCTTCCACGTTTCGCCAAGGCTCTGATACTGCGACTCGCCCTTTTTGACGTTATCGGAGAAGCCCTGCATATCGTGATACAGCTTCGCCCACTGCTGCAACCGGGCAAAGTCCTCCGCATCGCCCTTCCAGCGTTCCTTACGGAAGTCCAGGGCAGACTTATCGCCCGCCTGGTATTGGTCGATCAACTTCTTAGCTTCGGGCGACATTTGGGCATACATAGTCTTCATGTCGCGCATCGCGCCGATGCTCTTATAGGTCGAGTCAATGAAGACCCGGTTGTCGGGAGTCAGCGTTTTCTGAACGGCCTGCTGCATCTGATTCAAGACACCGATGAAGCCGACGCTGGGGTCGGACAACTCCGTCTTGAGCTTGTCGGGGTCAAGGCCCAGCATGTTCATCTGCTTGCGCTGCGGAGCCTGAATCACCATGAGGTGCTGAACCATGTTTGCCATTTGCTGCGTCAACATGTCAGGGTTAGTGCCCGACTGAGAAACGCGGGCCATAGCCCCATACACTTCTTCAATCGACATACCGGCAGCCGAAGCAATCGGCTCAATGTTGTGCAACGCACCGGAGAACTGTTGCAGGTTAGTCTTAGCGTCACCGACAGCGACGTTCAGCTTTGAGGCAACCAGCGCGGCTTGATCGACCGGGATATGGAAGTCCCGCATCGTCGTGGTCAAGCCCTGCGTAACCTCGTCCAGCGACGTGTTCTCGGCGCGAGCCAGCTGCGCGGCGGCACGCATCACCGTGATGCCCTCGGCACCCCGATAACCGGCCTTCTCCACCAGATACATGCCGTCAGCAAGTTCCTGCGCCGAATAGCCGGTCTGCGCGGCCACGTTCATCAAACCTTGCGAAACCGTGGCAAGGTTACCCGTGACTTCGCCCGCTGATGCGACAAGGCGAGTTAGCTTTTCCTCAAAGTTACCGGCAGCCTTACCGGACTCCAACATGCCAAACAGGAACCCGCCCGTAGCGGCCATGCCAGCGACGTTGAACGCTTTGCCCATATTGCTGACAGCGACAGTGCTGCCTTCGACAGCTTTAGTTTTTGCAGCAGTCGCACCGATAGCAAGTTCTTCTGCCCTTAGCGCATCGCGGTTGCGTGCAGTCTGAATTAACGCCGCGTCACTAGCCGCGTAAACGGCTTTCTGCTCGGCGATCCTCGCAGCAGTCAAACGGTTTGTTGCAGCCGCACGCGCATTGTCGGTTGCTGTCGTACTTACCATGATCTGCTGGTAGCGGGCCTCCGCAGCGATGCGCCGCTCCGTGGCAAGAGTGGACTCTCGCTGAGCAATATCGACAGCCTGAATCGACTGAACACGCCGCCTAGCGGCATCCTCGGCAATGTTGGATGCTTTGCGCTCAGCCTCGGCCAACGCCGCGATCCTAGCCTCGGCCTCAGTGCCGAAACTAGAACCGACCGCCGCCCCGGTCTTCTTGAACATGGCCGAAATTTTGTCCAAAATGAGAGCCAAAGCCGCCATATCGAACCGGGGCAAAACGTCGAGAAAAATACCCTTCTCAGCTGGCATCGGTCGCGTTACCTCCTAGATCGTGGCCGTACAGCTGGGCAAGAATGCCCTCACGTTGCACTTCCCGCTCACGGTTAAGTTCATCCCTACGCGCAATCTGCGCCGGGGATTCAAGCAAATCGGCATCCATCTTCTGACCATTAATAGCCGCCTGGTCAATCCGCAACAAACGAACCTCATTCAACAAACCGGCCTGTAGGTACTCGTCAAAGCCCCAATCACCCTCTCGGGTGGCCCGCTTAAATGCCGAATCGTCAGGCAAATTCTCAATCAAAGCTAAAAGCCTGCGGCTCGACATGATCCCCTTATGCCAATCCGCAATATCAATGCCGCGAAACGCCAGGTCAGCCTCAATTTCGTGAGGGAACTGCCTAACAATCGACACGGCATCAGTTATTTTGGGTCAGACTCCTGCCGGTCTTTCGTCTGCTCCACCATGTACTGCCACGCCAACGACACATCGTTAGACCGGCCACCGGCCTCAATGAACCGCTTATGGGCTTCGTCGCCCAAAATGACGCGGGCAGATCGAATGCTCATCGGTTCAAGAATTTTGCCGTCAATCTGATTCGGCTCCTTAACCCGCGTCAGGGTTTCGCCGTTAACATCAATGATCGGCTCACCCTGCGAGTTAAGAATCGGCTCACGATCCAAGCCGTCGCCGCGCTGAAAAGCTTCAACGCGGGCCTGCATATCGTCGTCCATAGCGAGCGGGTGCGGAACCTCAAACACTTCATCAGAACCGGGAACCTCAAGCAGAATGCTCGCGGTCTGACCCATAGCTTCGATAGCTTGCTGTCGGAAGTCTTCGACTTTCCATTTCTTTTGAGCGCGTTTTTCGGCGCGGTTAGTAGCCATAAAATTTAGTTCCCCTAAATCAAAGTAAATGCAAGTGAGTGACGGTTCCCCAGCGTGAGGCTTGTAAGTCTCACGCTGGGGAACCGCCTAAGACCCTTGTGGGGTCATCAACGACTACGCCAGGAAAGTGGCAGAAGTCGAAGCAGTTGACGGAGCCGAAACCAAACCGTCAGAGCCGGTCGCGGTGATGCGAACCAGCTTGGCACCAGCAGCGACTCCGGTCACCTTAAGGGTGACAGTGCCGGAAGTGGTGGAATAGCCAACCGTGTTATAGGTGGTGTCCAGGGTGGCGGTCGTCCAGGTGGTGCCAGCATCGGCACTCACCGAAGCGGTGTAGGTGAACGGATCGTTCAGCGACACCGGCTGAGCGAACGTGACAGTGGCTTTACCGCCAGCGGCCAAGCTAGAAACAACCGGAGCGGTCTGGGCCGACGGCCACAGCACCGCGCCACCGGAAGCGACCCACGACGGGCCGGAACGGATAGTTTTAGCCGAAAACGCGGAAACCGGATCGGGAAACACGTTGTAGGTCAACTCAATGGAGTCAACCTTCTTGGAGTTAAACGACCGCTTACCGACCTTAGCCAAAGCAACACGGGGCCGAAGCTCCGCAATGTACTCGGCGTTGCCCATCGTGCCGTCCACGCCGATCACAAGAATCTGACGGTAAACGGTGTCAGTGGTGTTCGGCTTAACCGACGTGTAGGTCTGCTCGCCAACCTCAGCCAGCGAGCTAAGCGGAAGGTTGTTCCGCAGCACGTCGGCAATCGGGCTGGACTGCATGAGGGTGAACATCACTTCCTCATCGTCAGCAGTAATATCCGACCGCTGCGCCCGACGAGACTGCCAAATCTTAACCTCGTCAGTCGAGAACTTCGGGTTGAACTCAACGCCGTCCTCAGACAGTGCGCCAACCTCGTACCAGCGACCACCGGGGTTGCTGTCACTCAAAAGAGTGGTTTTGATGTTGTTGTCCGACGAATCGAACGGAGTAAAAGTGCTAAGGCCAGTAGTGCCGTCAGCCGCCCAATCACGGACGAGAACGGAACCATAAAGCCACTTACGAATGCGGGTCGCATCGCCGCCGCTACCACCGACACCGGCAGTACCGTAGAGCGAAGTCCACAATTGTCCTGACATATGAAATTGTTTCCTTATCTAAGGGAGAGTTAGGGATTTTGAGAAAGGTAGCCTTACAGCAAACGAAGGCATAGCGTGTACCGCCCGACATACCTGTGGACGGTCTTGTCGTCGTAGTCAACCCAAATAGGGACTTCTTCGACCTCGCGGTAATCCACACCGTAACCAACACCCTCAACGGTCACGGTGACCTTAGCGTTAAGGAGCTTCATCTTGGCGTGCATAGCGCGTGCCGCATCATGGGCGGCGGTGCGGGTGTCAGCAAAGCAGTGAATGGACACCGTTGCATGATCGGAAATCATGTCCTCTTTGCCCGTGATCCGACGAATCAGATAAAACGGGTGCGGAGAGCCATGCTCCATTTCGGTTCCGACGTTGTGAAACTCGGGAGTCAAATACGCCACCACGAACTTNTCGACGGATACGGCTAAGCCGCTGTCAGGCAGAGACAGTAGTCCCACCCCCAAAGTAGCTGAGCATTGCCGCCCGTGGCGCAAACTCNGGCATNCGGCTAGAACCGTACTCAATCCAATGAGCCTTGAAATCGTGAGCGGTGATACGGGCTTTCATAAAGCGTCCATGTTTCATGTACTTAATGCGGATCGACCTAGAGTAGTCGCCGGGACGCTCAACATAACCAGACCGCAAAGTGTGAACCTTAGAGTGAGGATGATCGAACGATTCCCAATACTCAATCCACATTTCACGAACTTCCTCGGCCTTTTTCACTAAGGCTTCATGCACGATTATTGAATCCGCTAAAGCGGATTCAATCGCGCCGACACCGAAAACGGATTCGACTAAACCTTGGGCACTCATTAGCTGCTCTGTTCCTCGCACATGACTTTCGCGTAAGCAATCCTGCCGTGAAAGTCTTTATAGATGCGTTTTCCGATAACCCGATAGTGAGTTCCTTCGTGAATAAGCATGTCTTCCGGTTTGATCGCCAACANAACATCGCTACCAGGGCAAAACACTTGATGCGTCGAAGACGCAAACGCCGTGTCCGAAACCTTGTCTTCCAACCGACGCGGTTGAAATGAACACCCCGCAACATCATGAGTGGTTTCCACAACAACTCGGTTACCTAGCGCATCTCGGCTGGAACCGCCCTTAGTGACGAAAGTGACGGTTTCCCAGCCGGGATTCATGCCACACCGACATTTGCGTACCGATCAAGGATCGCCTTATCTAGAGCCGTGAAAACAACACCGGAACTGCCCGAAAAACGAGCATGAACGTCACCAACGCCGCGCTGAACCATCAGCATCGGATTTTCAAGGTACTGCTGCGCCAACCGGACACACACGTTCGTCAAGTCTTTAGGCGGCGTAGCGAAACCATGATCGTAAGTGACCCGCAACGAACCNGGAAGCCACGGCCATGAAGGGCCGGTATTCCAGCGAGTACCCGGCAAGCCCGTCGTGTCATACAAAATGCCGGTATTAGAAGTCCACTGATAGTTAGTCAGTTGAACCCACGTCATACCGCCACCGTTAGTGTCGGGAAGATACCCGTACACCGAAGACACAGTTGCGACCGGAATTTCCGGCAGCAAAGCCGCACCCCTACTCGGGGTAAGAGTCACCACATCGCCGGTCACCAGATCAAAGTTCCGATTGCAGTAACCCGCAATTACAGAAGTAGCCCAATCAATAGCGTTCTGCACTGCCTCCTGACTGTCGGGAAAATTGGAAATGAAATCTGACGGACTGGCGAGAGGGTTCACTTCGTTTCGACACCCTCGGTTGTCTTAGGCTCGCCCTTGCTCTTAGCGGGAGCCTTAACCACCTTCGCGGTAGCCTCGCCGCTTTCATCGTCGGCCTCACCCTCAACCTCAGTCGGAAGCGTAGCCGGTGCAGTCGTTCCCTCGGGGAGAGTGAAAAAACCGACAACAGGCTGTGACGCAACCAGGCTAAACGTGTAATCGTCCACAATGGAAATGTTTGTACTCATGTAAAACCACCTTTCATAAGTGCAGGGATGCCCCCCGAAGGGGGCACCCCTGACACTTAAAGCCCTAACTAGCCGTTAACCAGCTGGATAAGCTCAAACGCCGACGGACGGTAAACGAGCAGGCCCAGACGCTCCTCGGCACGGACAGTGATGCGTCCGTTAACGAAGTCGGTGCCATTGCTGTTGCTCATCTGCATGGAGATACCCTCGCGGCGAGCGGTCTGAATGGTCGAGCTATCGAAGTAGCCAACCAGGACGCTGCCCTGCGGGATCGACTGCGTAGTGATGACATTCACGCCCCACAGATTCTTGCTGGTGTCGTTCGGGTAACCGTAGTTCTGCCCGAAGAACGAACCGCCGAANTACTGCGAGTTACTGTCCTTAGCCAGTCGCAGAACAGCCCAATCCTTCGGGTGCATCAGAATCGCGTTCGGGGTGTTGAACACCGACAGCTGAATGTCAACCAGCGAGGCNAAAATTCCCTCGGCAATGGCGATAGCGGTCGGGTAAACGCCAGTGGACGCACCCTGAATCTTACGACCGTAAGTGACCGACGAAATGGTCTTCTGCGTGACGAACGAGCCGCCCTCGGCATCAGCCGGGAACTTAACGTTGGTGACAGCAGTGATGGTCTGCGGCTTGGTGAAACCAGTAGTGCGGTTCAGCAGGCCGTTAACGCCGGGGTAGCCGGAACCGGCCAGGATTTCGATTTCTTCCTGACGCTGGATGCCCTCAAGGAGCCGTCCCTGAACGAACGAGAACAGCTGCGGCGCATCCTTAACAACCTCATCAGTGAGGGTGGCAGCGTTGGCGATCTTGCCAACCTGCTCGTAGACGCGCGAGAACTGCTCGCTGGAGAACGGGTAAGCACCATTCTCAGCAGTGGCAGCAGAGTTGTTCGTCGCAACCGACTCGGTGAGGTACGACAGATCGGGGGTAGTAACCGGGATCGACGTAATCAGATCGGCAATGTGCAGCGGGTAGAACAGCTGCTCAACGATGCCGGGGAGGAAAGTCGGCAGGATGCCGGGGCCAAAGGCACCGGGCAGGAACGGGTTCTGACCAGCGGCGGTCGGGCCGGTAGCACCAGTCAGACCCTCACCCATCAGATTCGCGCCAGCGGTAGCGTCCTTAGCGTCGATGTTGAACGTGAAATCGAACTGGCTCTTAGGCTTGTTGAAATCGTCAAGAGCCTTCATCGCCTCGACGTACTTCGGGTGCTTAAGCAGCGCGGCACCAAGCTCCTTACGGATGCGGCCCAGGCTACGAACCTCAAGCTGCGGAAGGTGCGGGTTCTCGTCGCCGTTAACNTCGCGTGCATCGCCAGTCGAACCAAGCTTGGCAGCCATTTCGGAAGCCCGCTCGGAGTTCTTAACCGACAGCATGTGGGCATCCCAATCGACCTGAACCTTGTCCAGAGCCGCGCCCTTCTCCGCTTCGGTCATTTCACTGACGTTGATATCCTCAATGACCTTTGCAAGCTCCCGGCCACGGGCCTTCAACTGTGCCTCGTTAGACATAGTATTTAGTAACTTTCTGTTAAATGAAAATGGAATTAGTGATTAGGGTCGTCCGAAAGGACTTCCTGAGCGAAAATCGACATAGCCATATGGCGTGCGCGAGTTTCACTTGAAAGAACCACTTCGGACTCAGCGGCCTCATCAGCGGCAACCTCAACGGGTGACTCAGCGGGTTCATCAACAGATGAAGCGGCCTCATCAGCGGTATCAGTTACGGGTGACTCGACGGGAGAAGTACCCTGTGGCTCAACGACAGCAACATCACTGTCGGAAGATTTCACCAAACCCTCAGTTATGTTGTTAAGAGCTTCCTTGAACTGATCCAGGGTGATCCCCACAGACAGGTCGATGCTTTTAACAGATTTGGGCTTGGGCTTATCGTCGGCTCCCATGGTGTCACCCTCGGCAGCCTCGTCGTCATTATCGGTATCCATTACGCAAGTAGCCCCCAAATGGCAGGCGGCATCATGGATAGCTTGAATAAGTGCGGCATCGCCGTTGGAAGCTTTCGTTTCCGGCTCCTGCACATCGGTTTTAGCGGCCTTGGCATCCAAGATCACCGCATCCCGATTAGAAGGAATCGCTACAACACCGGCATTNAACAGTTCACGCCGGGGAGTGCCGTCCTTCTTGGAACGGTCAGTCATAAACGCAACCGACACGCTAGAAATGTGGCCCTCTTTGATGAGAGTGCGAACCTCTTGCGCCTTGGGCGTAGAAGCGAACGTGGCATCCATCATCAGACGGCCACCATCATCAAAATAGGGTCGGAATGATCCGATAGTGCCCTCAACGGTCATGTTGTGGTCAATGTCCAGAGGAAGCCGGTCAGGTAGTGGCTCCATCCATTCCTCGCGGGACAGAACATCGCCGTCACGATCAAGCGAAGGCGTAGACAGGACAGCGGTAAAACCCCCGTTGGGCTTATCGGTGTCAGCGTCCTCGACAATCGCGTCAAGTGACTTACGTTCAATCTCAACGCTCGTCATTCAATTTTTGCCTTTCATGCTGCTCACGGACGGCGATTTCAACCGCACGCAAAATGTCTTCCCAATCGTCGGGATACTCGGAGAACAAACGCTCCGCGACATGTTTAATGTCTTTATCGCGGCCAAGCTCGCCCTTAACGCGGCGCAAATGCTTCGGTTGCGTCGGCTTAGTCGGCCCAGGAGGGGCGTTAGACGGCTTCGGAGCCTGCGCGGGCTGACCCGAACCGTTAACAACACTGAGCTTCGGCACCGATGTTGGCGGGCGAGACCCATCCACCGCCGCCACCGGAGTTGACCCCGGTAAAGCCGGTGACTCGGCTTTAGCGACCGAACCCCCAGGAGGGGAACCAAGCGGCTGCATCGCACTATTGGCGTACAACTCATCGGCCTTAGGGTCACTAATGCGGTTCAAGCCCATAAGTTCGCGGTACTCATTAGGGGTCATGCCGCCAGAGTTAACGGCAGCCTGCCCCGATTGCGACCGGGTTTCCCAATCTCCGCGAATCACATCATCAACAGCGAAACGAACCCTGTTCTTACGCGACCAATACGAGCCGACGTACTTATCCAACACCGACTCCACAAAGCCTAAGGGCACGGCCATTGTGTCTCGGTAAAATGCCCTCATCTGAGCACTGATATTAGAGAACGTCGCCTTGTCAAGAATCTGCACAATCGGCGGCGCAATGTCATAGACACCGCACACTTCCTCACGGTTAAGGTGCCGCGATTCAATGAACTGCATTTCAATAGCTGTCAGCTGGAAACTGGCGGCAGTAACGCCGTCCTCAAGTACCAACGCTTTACCCGTATTGCTAGACCCGCCGTGCGCCTGCTTGAAAGCCGCTGCAAGACGTTCCCGCCCCGGCTGACCCAAAGCTTTCTCCGACGTAAGAATGATGTTCGGGCGACCAGCGTTCGTCCACATCGCCGCCGTCGCATTACGGCTAGAGTCCTCCGCGAAAATTGTGGACTTAAGCGATTCCATCCGCGACAAGCCACGCTCAATGCGGCGCGGGTTAAACAGTCGAAACGGAACCACATCTTCCTGCGGGAACCGCACCAAGGCGGTGCCCAAACCGGAACCGGCCTGGAAAGTGTACGAGTAGCTGTTGTCCTTAGGATCGCGGATCACCGCAACCCGTGACGGGTGCATCGGCATGAAACTGATCGGCATACCGGCATCGTCTTTAACCATCGCCAGATACGTTTCGCCGTAAATGTCAATAGTGGTCTGAACCCACGTCCAAAACGAAAAGTTGTCCAGATACTCGCACGGGTTAGCCATGATCGCCGCATACCGTGAACGAACATCAAGTTTCTTCGTTTCGCCGTCAATGTCCCACACGTTCACCGGCAGACGCGCAACCGCAGAAGCACGCTTGTCGATCACNGTGCGAACCCACGGCTGCTTAGCGTAAATCTCCCCATACAGGGCAAACTCACGCTCAAGCTGCAACCCCAACGCATCGGGGTAATAAAACGAAGTCGAAATCTGCGGGGCAATCTCAGCGAGAGACTGCGGCGCAAGCAGCGGAACCTTAGTGCCGTTAGCCANTAGCATTAGTCACCACCACGGCAGGATCAATCGTCACCACAACCGATTGCAGAAACAACACGTTGTCACGATCAATGAACAGCGGGCTAGCCGCCGACTGGCCGTTCACACGCACATCAACAAACTGGTAGTTCTGCTTAGTGCAGCTAGCCAGAATGCCGTCGAACGACTGCGAACCGTCTTTGGGGGTGACATGAAACCGCTCCCTAAGATGCGCTTTAAGCAAATCTTTGCGAAACAAGTGGGAAGCCTTTCCTCACAAGACAAGGATTTCCTCGTCCTCATAGATGGAGCGGGCGGTCTGACCGCGCGTGTACCACGCATTAACCGCCATGACAGCCGCCGGGACAGCATCAATCCGCTTAGCAGCGATAGCGCGGTCGGGAATGTCCGGTCGGATCAAGTTAGGGTCATACGGCGCAACCCGCGCCTCGCACGAATCGAAACAGAACCGGGCCAACGGATTGCCGTGATGCCGGAACTTCTTCTCCATCGTCATTTCATAAACACGGTGCATACCGTCAGACATGTGCGAAAAATCATTCTTGTAAGCAAAAATCTCACGCACATAAGTACGGGACTCAATTTCCTGAATCACCGGATCGGACGACCATTTATCGGCATCGCCACCCAAAATGCTAAACCGCTTAGAGTCAGCCTCAATGTCGGCGTACACCTGCTGGAAATCCAACACATCACCATCAGTGACCGTCAGCCAGCCGTCCCGCACAAACTGAGAGAACCTACCGCCATTCAACCGATTCAACTGGTCGAACGCAGTCTCGGGGCACCAGAACCGCCACACCGCATCCAGACTTCCGTCATGTGACGGAAAGATGTAGCACAAGGAGCACAAGTCTTTGCGTGCCGCCAAGTCAAACCCAAACCAGCACTCCCGGCCCGCGAAAGCATTCATCGTGTCCACCGCGTTCGCGTGAACAACACCAGCAGACTCATCCCACAGGTGCATCTTCATCCACCGCACCGTGGAGTTCTGCCACTGGTTCAACCGGAACTGNCGGAAACCCATTTCCGCTATCGGATTGTTCCTAGCNTCCATCGCCTGCTTACGCATCGCCTCCCAGCTAAGGAAGGTGCCCAGCGCGGGGTTAGCGTGCGGCCAGAAACTCTCATCGAACGGATCAGCGTCCATCGGAGTGTTCCGAATGTAAGTGAAAACGTGCGGTGCCCGCTCCGGTTCGTCGGCCACCTTAAGCATTTCCTTGTGCATCTGACCGGCGAAACCCTCAGTGTCCGACCCGGCAGTAGTCGAGGCGATCATCAACGGCTGACGGCGAGCACCAGACCCCATACCAGTACGCATGGAATCCCACATGCCGCCGTTAGGCCACGCCAAAATCTCGTCAGCACCAACACCAGACGGGTTAGAGCCAAGAGCCGACTGAGCATCAGCAGCAATAACCTCATAGAAGCTATTCGTGCGAGCATCAAAGATACGTTTCTTGTACTCGGTGATCCGCAACCGCTTAGACAACACCGGAGAGAACTTCACCATCTGCGCCGCAACATCAAACGCAAGCGCAGCCTGCTTACGATCCCTAGCCACACCGTAAATCTCGGCGGATTCCTCACCATCAGCCACCAACAGATACAACATAATGCCTGCTAGAAGCTCAGTTTTGCCGTTCTTACGGCCAATCTCAATCCACGCAACCTCAAACTTGCGTTTATAGCCGAACTCATCCGACCACTCAGTCTCACCAAACAACGGTCTAACAATGTCGTCGCGCTGCCAGTCCTCAAGCATGAACCGCTTCCGCGCGTACAAGCCCTTAGTGTGAACCAGGATTTCCTCAAAGAACGCTTGCGCCTTGTCAGCGCGAGGGGCGCAAAAGTGGCCTCCGGTGAACAAGCACTCCCGATCATCAAAGGTGTATCCGCATACGTCCACGCGAACCACCTCCTAACGGGCTACCGCGATTTCTTAAAAGGGAAAGGCAGCTGGGCAAGCAGCCGGTCAGCCAGCACATCAGCCAAATCGGGAATTTGCTTAATCGCCTCATCCAGAAGTGTTGGCATCAGCTTCACTAGCTCACGCGCTAGCTGGGCGGCAATCGCCGCCGCGACTTTCTCAACAACATGGTCAATCAAAAGCNGAATCCTTAAATCCAAGGGGCCGTGCAACGCTCCCCGGCACAACCACTAAGGCGGCAGCCGCAAACCCGCCAGAAACACACCAGACAGGCCGGAACGCCCCCTACGGGCCGGGGGTAGAAGACGGATACGAAAACTGTTCAGTCAGAAACGACGAACACCCCGCACACACACTCCCCCACAACCGCGACCACGAACACTCATCAACCGGAACCCGACGCTTACACCGGCCACACAACCCAGACGGCTCAGCCAAGAATCCGCTCCGCACCACCCTTAGGCGACGTATCTTCCTCGCCACCAGCCTTCAACGACGCACGATCACCAGGAGTCATACCGAACCGGCTGGAATACTGCGCCATAATCGCAGAACAATCCCTCATGATCTGCCAATACGGAGACTTAATCACCCCACCAGCAGCACCAACAGCCGTGTACTCATGCCCCATCATCAACCGGCAATCATGGTAAGTAGCAACAGCCTCACAAAACACCACAAACGTATCAACGTCCCAGGTGGTAAGCATCTTCTTATCAATCAAATCCGGNGCAAGACGATCCCACACCCTCTTAGCCCCTTCGCTGATCGACGGCGGGGCAATCACATCAGCAACATCGCTCGGCAACGGTTCCTCCCGGTTCAAACGGGATTCCTTAGNCCCTTGCAGGACTTTCAGATGATTAGGGGCGGGTTTCGGCCCTCTGCGACCCACTTCGTCCTCCTAAAGCTGCTTCAACGACGAACGCAGCATCCAACTGTGCTTCTTATGCGCGTCCTGGCGGTCAGCGAAGAAATTAGACAACCCGTGATCGCCGTTTTCCTCCGCAAGCTCAAACAACACCGCGAACAGGGCTGCCAAACCGTCACTGTCGTCCAACAACAACTGCAACATCGCCGCAGGAGAGGGAACTTCATCCACATCAGCAACCTGGCTGTACTGCGCCAGCAGGCCCAAACTGGCAGGCACATAGCACTGCGACTTACGCAAGTTCTCCGCGAAGTCGTCAATCGCATCGCCAACCTCGGTGTAGATACGCTCAAACAGCAGGTGATCGTTGTAAAACAGCCGACCCTCCACATTCCAATGGAAATGCTGAGCCTTAATCAGAAAGGCATACTCCGAAGCGAAGCCCGTCTTAAGAGCCAAGCAGTAGGAATCGTTGTCCACGAATAACTCCATAACGTATGAACGCCCGCGCGTCAGTAGACGAGTTCGCAAGCGTGAGGTAAAGTTCGTTGTGTTCGGCCCCGCTGTTCAGTTAGCTCCTGTTCCAGCGGGGTCGAACCTATTTGTTTGCTGGCCCTATTGCTGCATTTACGCAGGTCGGGGCATGTATTTCAAGGTATCTCTAAACCCACCTGCGTTTCCGCAGGTAGGGGGCATATTTTCGGAAAACGTGTCCCGACGTAAGCTCGCCA